AGGTTCTTACCGAGCAGCATCTGCTGGTAGTAGCCGCCGGGCAGGTTGTTGACGTTCTCGGCTGCCGGGTTGATTTTCCACCACTTGCCGGCAGCAAGGACATGGTCGTTAGCCTCGGGGTTGTCGGGCAGGTCGGCAGGGTCGACCTCGGCCACGCCACCTGGTTGCTGCCAGAACTTCCAGGCATACGGGCCGGACATCTTTTCCTTGACTGCCATGCGGTGCCACCAGTGGTCGTCATCGGTTGGGTTGGTATCCATCCAGATGCCGTGCCAGGTCGCACCACCGTCGCGCTTGGTCGGGTATCGCCCGACCCGGTGTGTCAGGCCGTCGATCACCGCCTTGGGCAGTTCTCGGGCCTCATTGACCCAGGCACCGGTGAGCTCAAGCGACAGCAGCTTGCGCACATCTTTGGGCTGGTCTAACGCCAGAAAGATGACCTCGCAGTCAATCCCGGCTGCGTCCCCTCGAGCTGGCAGTCGGATGTGGTGGGTGATCGGTGGAGTCCACAGCATCGGGCCGAACGTCGACTCGGGGAACAGATCCAGCCAGGTTTTGATCGTCGTGGTCTTCAGCATCGGGTAGCTGTTCCTGACCACTGCCCAGCGGGTGTAGCGGATGTTGTCGACCGGGGATGGCTTTTGCTTGATGGCTTTCAAGAAGATCTTGCTTGCGCAGCCATAGGACTTGCCCGAGCCCACCGGCCCCATGATGCCCTGCACGAACGCATTGCTCTGGATGAAGTCGTAGATCACTGGGCTCTGACTGAAGTCCAGATTCAAGCCTGCGCCTGAAATCGCTTTGTCCGATTGTTCTTTCGTTCTTGCCACGTTTCCTCCAAAGACTCATTGTGATCGTGCGCGGATGGCGGCGGCGCAGTCAGCAGGGTTTGCATCGGCATATTCATCGCCAAGCGCATCGCACAGCTTCGCGCATTGCTCACGCTCAGTCTCAACGCCATTCATCAACGCACGATTCCAGCCATCTGCAATCTGCCACTCAAGTTCTTGCAGCAGATCTTCAAGCGTATCGCCATGACCTGTGGCGTAGCTGCGCTGAATCATCCACTGCGCCAGCTTCTCTTTATCGCTCATTGCTCCCCCCTCGGCGGTGCCACCACGTTCACATCGATCACAGACGGTTTGTCATTCTCATCAGGGTTATCCAACAGCCCAGACGCCTTGGCCAGCAACCGCAGCACGCCGACCTTGTCGTACAGCTCGATGTCCAGAAAGCTGTTGCCTTCCTTGTCCGTCCTGACCGAGACCTTCTTGATCGCCTGCAAGGCGTGTTCAGGGATCTGGTGCGCAGCCTTGACCTTGACGTTGCCAGCCTCATCCCAGGTCATGATGTCGGTGATCTTGGTGTTGGCCATGCAGAGCAGGGCATAACTCACCGCTTCCCGGTTCTGGATCAGGGTGTTTGAGCGCTCAAGCCTTCTCTGCACAGACCGGATGCCACCCCAGTTGGTCAGAGGTGGGATGACAGAGGTTTGTTTCTTGCCTGCCATCACGCTCACCAAGGAATGTCATCAGCAGGCTGCGGCTGGTAACCGTTGCCCTTGGCCTGCGAGTGACCATTCAACGGAGGAGAAACAATCGCCTTCTCCTTGCCAATCTTCACCTTGAAGTACTCATCGCCAGCCTGCGTCTTCGCACGGCTTACATCGAGAAAGTACAGCTTGCCATCAGGCAACATGATGTCGCCACGGAAGTCAGCGTGCCAATCCTCGCGCTTGTCTTTGTTAGCAAAAGCAGAACCATAGTTCGGCTTGTGGTTGTATGCCATGTTGTTAATCTCCTAGTTGTTAAACTACCAAAAGCCCCGACAAAGAAAAACGGGGGAAAAATTGAGACAGGCACCCGCCAGCGCAACGGTGGGGGCGGGGGGCAAAGGGTGCCTTTCTGGCAACGAACTACCCAGCCGCTCGAGCCCGATCGATTGTCCAGCCAGAGCAGGCCAGGGTCGCTTCAAGGTAGACACGTCGCAGCACCCCCTGGTGTCCAACACGCAGACGAACGTATGGATTTTGGACAGACGCGATTAGAGGCTCTACAAGCCGTTTTCCCTGCCTGCCCATGTCTGCCTATTACCTGACCCATGATCGTGCCTTGTAGGTACCTTAAAACGCGTTTAAAGGCCATGCGCTCGCAGGATGTTCTCGCTGCTCATGTAGATCAGGTCGTCTACCAGCAGTGGTTCGCTGGTCGGCACTGCGATGCCCTCGCTGCGATAGCGTTCTGTCAACTGTCTGCAAAGAGTTTCCAATTCATCAACCTCTATAGTTCCTACTAAAATCTTTAGTACTTCTAAATCCTTTAAGTTAACCTTTAATTCTTTATAAACAATGTTCTTATACATAAGGTTAACCTTATGTTCTTCTGTGTTATGTACAACCTCCAGGTTGTGATCAGGTTGTAATTGGACGGCCTTCTCGTTTACAACCTGTGGGTTGTGATTGCTGGCTTCCTTTCTTGCTTTCTTAGCAGCGATTTCTGCTTTCATTTTGGCCACGGTGATGGTGTCTCCTTTGGGCATTTTGTACTCCTTTGCTGGTGGTTGAACTGGCTTCACGACGCCTTTGATCATGTCCTGGATGCGCTTTAGGCCTTCAGGGTCGATGCTGTTGTCTTGCTGCATTTGTTGCTCCTTTCTCATCTCTGGTGGCCTGGTGTCTTCGATTCTGCTGGTCACTGCGATTGCTGTGGCTACGTCTACGCTTGGATCGAAGATCACCCGGATGGTGTCTGTGCGCTCGGCCTTAAACCCTTTCTTGACTGTCTCGAGGTAACCCAACTCGCGCAGCTGCTTGAACTGCTTGGCCACAGCCTGCTGACTGATCCCAAGATCCTTGGCTAACCTGGTCTGACTCACCCAGGTGATGCCGGCACGGTTAGCAAACGCACAGATAGCGGCCAGCACCTGCAGCCCGCCGTGCGTGAGCTGCTGGTCGAACACTGCGCGGATCGGCAGCACTGCGACCTTGCGTCTATCCGGGTCTGGCTCCTTCTCCTTGACCCTGGGTTTCTTCGGCAGCTTGAACTCCACGATGTTGTCAGGCAGGGCGTTCATCAGTCCTTCCCAAACCCGCTGACATACGGAATGCCAAGCGCCTCGTCACGCTCACGCAATGCCTGCCGGTACTCGTCCAGCAGCTGGTGACCATCGTTCCAGGTGCCGGTTGGATCAAGCGGGGCGCACTCGAGCATGATGGCCAGCCGGTGCGCAAAGCGGTCGCCAATGTCATCAGTCATAGTCGCACTCGCACACAAAGTTGTAGCAATGCAAGCAGTAGCCGGTATCCAACATCTGCATCCGCACGGCGTGGCGCAGCTTGCTGAACTGCGTCCAGTGCTGCTCGGTCGGATCGATGGGCAGGTCGTAGTCGAGCAGCCTGGCAATCGCCTCAAACAGTTCGTTGTGGCGCGTCCAAAGGGTTTCTGAAGTCTCGTGCGCTCGTTTCAAGTCTCCGGTCAACCAGTCGATCTTTTCCTGCTGCTCGGCGATTACTCGCTCCAGCGCTGTTGGCTGCGGCAATCCACCAGGGCGATATGCCATGTCTTTCACAATCCACTTTTCTTCGTCGGAATTCCGTATACGGTTTTCCGAATTCCTTATACGGTTATTCATGGCTCCTCTCCGGTCAACAGCGAGATCCACAGCGCAATCAACATCGCCAGCACCGCAAAGCCGGCACCAAAGAGAAACATCGCGGCAAACATGTAACTCACAGCAGCCCCTTGATCCGGCTGATCTCCCAGCCTGTCGCGTCATGCAGCTCAAGGATGCGCTTGCTGCTAAACCCAACGTGGCCATGCCGCAACTTGCTCACAAATGCCTGCTTCCAGCCAACCTTCTTGGCAATGTGTGCGTCATTTCTTGCCGGCAACTCTGCGATCAGCGTGTCCAGCAACTTGTGTTTGGTTCTCACTTTTTCCATTGCGATACTCCTTCAGCATGTTTTCTCGCAGCTTGTAACGTGCCTCTGAACCGCGCTGCTGCTCCACACCGTTCAGGTAGTCCAACTTCGTAATGCGTGGCTTCCTGGCCTTGTCTGGCAGCCTTAACGCCCAGCGCACCTCGCAGGCGTGGCGCCAGGCTTCGCTGTGCGTGCAGACCAGCTCACCCTTGAGCTCGACTGTGCGCGGTCGCCAATGCTCCCGATTGCATATTGGACAATGGCTTTTCACAACCTACGCCCACCATGCCGGCGCAGGTAGCGCCTGGTCTGCCTGACCGCAGCCATGATTCCAAAGCCTGACAATCGCCACATCCGAAACACTCGCCAGATCCGAATCATTTGACCCGCCGCACCTTGTTCTGCTTGGCAGCCTTGGCCTGCTCGCGCTGAATGCGCTTGAACTTCGCAGCCAGATCCATTGCAGTGCCTGCCGGCTGGTACTTGAAATTTGGGTTCCACACCGAGGGTGTGTCATCCACCTTCTTTTGCTTCGGCTTCGGCATCTCTTCATCGAGCGCCAGCTTCAGGTTGCGCATCGTTTCCTCCTAGTTGGTCTCTCATCATGGGAATAAAGTGCTCAAGCAGCAGGCACACGCGCCAGGGCTGCCCGTTGCGTCGGTAAGCCACCACGGGGATCTGGCCGGGCAGGGCGCAGGCCTCGACCTGGGCGCTCCAGGCATCGATCTGCAACCGCTCCTGGCGCTTCACCTCCAGCCGGAAGTGCTCGATGGTGATGTCGTCAGCACCATCTCTGGCCTGGCCCAGGTTGCGCTTGACCACAAACCCCAGCTGGTCAGAGAGCAGGGCGGCGAGCTCACGTTCACCAGCTGCACCCTTGTTTCGTTTGCCGCGCCCGTTCAACGCGCCCCCAGCAACTTATCCAACCTGGCTTCAGTGGTTGCATAGCGCTTGGCATAGGCCTCGAGAATCAGTTCCTCAAGGATCGACACCCGCGTGCGGCGCTGATCCTGGGCAGCCTGGTCGAGCAGCCGGCGCACCTCGGGGCGCAGCCGCATCATGAATGCCGAATGTTTTTCCATACAAACTCCAAAAGGGGGTATTGCCGCACGATATACCAAAAACCAAACGCTGTGAATGCGTACAAGAATGATAACGTCGTGCAAAAGATACGTTTGGGTGCTTGACAGATTGCT